CCACCGAGTGACATCTCTTCACGAAACGTATCAATTATTCTATCAATATATTTAGACATTCAATATCCCTCCTTATAGTTCATCAGACCTCATTTAATATTTCAAGGCATTTATCGTCTAGTAATATATCAGTCAACGATGATTTCGGATATTCTGGAAAACGATTCAAAAATACCAAGAAAGTTTTGGCACATGGCCATAACTCCTGTTCCAACTTATAAAAAAGAAGAGGAACTGTGGCTTCACCAAAGATATTAAAAAGAATAATCAAATGATTGAGTATCAAATTAACTTTGAGTACACCAGTTGACTCGTATCTTTTAAACAATCTTTTAACGTACTTAAATCGCTTTAGATCATCGTAAAAATCATCTTCAGTTACTGCCTGTGGACTATCATAGTATTTAATGGCAAAAAGAAGATAATTTTTATCATTCAATTCAGAAAACTTCATCTAATAATTAGAGATTAATAGGATAGGGTCTATTACCAGTACTAATTCCAGACATTGCAACTAGAGTCTCAGCCTTGATACGAAGTTCTCCGTGATTATCAGTGTAAGTAGTAACACCTACCCAACCACCGTGAGAAACAGCGTCTAGATAATCGCTTCCTTTCTCACCAAGAATACCATCAGTGATTGCAAAGATCTTGCTATTGTAACCACGCTGGTCATTAGCAGAAGATGGTGCGAATGAAGGATCATCGTCAGCACTTACTGGCTGAGTAGTGAACTTCATATATCTAGTTTCGTAATCATTATCTGCATTCCAAGGTCTGTTATCAACAGCAGTAGTTGTGATACTCATGCTGGTATCACTGGCGATAGCTTCAATAACGCCAAAACCAGAAGTTTGACCTAGGCCGAGTAGAATTGTATTACCAACCTCAAGATTGGTGAAAGTACAAACACCCACAGCACCTGTCACAGCACCAGCAGAAGTCACGGTAATAATGCCAGCGCCAGAACCCTGGTTGGCAAGTGCGTTGATTGTCGCCACATTGATGTTGTCGTTATTACTCCAAAGAGCCATGTGTCTTGCCCTGCGTTAAACTTTATTATAAAGATATTTATAAAAAAAGGAGACCTCTAAATTGAGATCTCCTTCTATATTCATTCGCGATTCTTAATAGCAGCAGATACTTGCTCAAGAAGTTTGTCATCCATATCAGTTTTAGTCAATTTGACAGCCTTGCCAAGAATAACTAAACAGATGTCAATTAGTTTTTCGCCCAATTCCTCGTTCTCGGGAATCTTAGATACGGCATCTGAGATGATCTTAGATGCCAAAGGAAGTAAAAAGGATAGCATGATCTTTTTTCAAAGAGTTCACTATATATATTCAATTTACCCTTTTTCGGACGTATCAATCACCCTGTTTGGGATTTATCTTAACTTTATTTCTTACTTTTCTCTCTACTACTTTCGCCTCAGTGTCGGCGTCCATCTCATCACCCATCTCCCTAATGAATTCTTCTCTCCAATTGTGCATTTGAGAATATTCTTTACGAGAGTATTCTTCAGGTCTGTATGTAGATGCAGGTTTTTTGGAATCCTTAGGTCTAGCAGTCTTACGTCCTGAGCCGGATGCAGGAGATACAATTGCTCTAGCAGCTCTCGCTATTGGATTATCTGACTTCCGTAAAAATTCTACTGGACCTTCATCCAATTCCTCAACTTCCTCATTACGACTTGCCATGGCTTTGCCAATAGCAGAACGGCGCTTCATCAAATACTTGTCAGTCTTATCCTTATCACCATCATTATCAACATCACCATCCTCTTTACCAACAGGATCTAAACCTTTGCCAGATTTTGTAGCAGCAGTTTGTTCACCTTTCTTAGCCTCACCTTCATAAGGTGATCCATATTCTGTCATTTCAACAGACTTAATATTTGGATTTGCACGAAGTTGACCAATCTTTTCTCTATCAGCAAAACGAACATAAGTTCTTCCACTTGCTTTATCAACTACACGAACTTTAAACTTTTTATTTGCGCCTTCACCTTTAACTTCTTCTTCCACTGGTTCACCATACTTATTCTTATCGTGATTAGGACCCTCAAAGGTTCCCTTCATCTTTTTAATAGCTTCTTGCTTATTTGCAATAATTTGTTTCTGAATAGGACTATATGCCTCACCAAATAATTTTTGCTTAACAGCATCCTTTTCAGGACCAGTCATAGTAGTATTACCCATATACTGACTATATGCTGCTTTTAGATCCACCCCTTCTCTACGAGCACGATATCTAATATCGTATACAGCCTGACGAACTTTTTTGGCGGATTTTTCTTCGGTATTACCACCTTCATCAGAGGCAGCATTGCTTCTTGCTTCGGGTTTTTTATCACCACCAGATGATACTACAGGACCACCTACTTTTCTTGCTGGAAGATCTTCAAAAAAAGTTCTATTCATCGTCTTTAACTACGGATACGCTTTTTCTTACTTTTATTTATGAATGACTGAACCTTCTCTCTTGGAGTCATGCGCTGTACATATTCTCTGTATGAATCAGTTCCAATTTCATAGACTTCATTTAAATCTTTAATCCAAGATTTGAAGAGATATCCCTCCTTTGTCACAGAAATAATATGATTTGTGCCTCTCCTGATAATTTTTCCAATGAAACCTGTTGCTAGATTTTCAACTAGAGAACCAACCTTAAATACATTTCCAATAATAAAGTTTTCTCTGAGACCTTTCCAATCATACTTAGGTGCAATCTGCCAGAGTTGATACCCCTCTTCAATACCCATTCTTTGCCTAACAGTCAAGAACATTGTCTCGGCGTCTTTGGGTTTAACTGTTCCAGGAAGTCCAGATGCAAAGGTCTTGAAATCACCTTCGGCAGCTGCTTTTCTCATCTTAGATGCGGACATTCCCTCCACACCTTCAGAATCTGGATCACGATCTCCTGCCGAGATTACATTGATAGTATCAAATGAATACAAAGAACCATTATACTTATTAGCTAAGTTTTCAAATTCTGCTTGACGATCAGCACCAACCACAATATTTACTTCACTGTGCCCATCTTCATGCGCTCTCTTAAGAACGTCAAAGATAGTTCTCATCTTAGTATCATGCACAATATTGTTGGCATGATCAGGGAACATTGCCTTCATGAATTCAACCTTAGTGATTGAATCCAATGGATTTTTCTTAGGATCTTCGCTGTGAGATGGATATATCTTATATTCACCACTGCCAGCAGTTGCTTTAATATTATTGATTAATTTTTCATGACCAGTTGTGGGTGGATTGAAGCGACCAAATCCCACGGTAAGAGGCCCCTTTGTTTTCTCAATAGGGGGAGCCATGTCTGGTTCCTGTTGAGTTTGCTGCTTTTGAGTTTCCTGCTCTGGAGTCTTAGTCTTCTTTTGGAAGATCTTTAGTTGACCACGCACGGTTTTGGCGACAAGGTTTCCTTCTCTATCATAATAGTCCCCATGACCGTCCCCTGTCAAGCCCATCGCCTTTGCTTGTGCGGCGGCTCCAGATGCCTCTGTTATGAATCTTAGAAAATTTTTCATATTGTTATTTATTGGCTCAGTTCAATTAGACGGATTGAGAGGTGAATTCCTCTGGCGACTTAAAGGAGATGGAGCATTTGTACAATCAACACCATCCCAATGAATCCTATCCTCATCATCTGCATTATCCAAATCGAATCCAGACACTCTAGGAAATTTATCCATCAATAAAGCAGTAGAAAATCTATAAGTTCCCTGAGATGCAGATCCTTTCGTTCTTATTCTTAATCTCATACTTGCACCAGAATTTAAAAATTTAGTTGCTCCTAAATGCCTAAGTCCATTTGGATCTCTATTCAAATAATACAATCCATATCCACCAATTTGTATATAATTCACTCCTTTTGAACTGTAATATGTTGAGAAAGCTCTGGCAAATCCATCACCTGTAATGTAAGAACTTTTATATTTTTCAAGATCCGCTTTTTTATCTTCATCAGGAACTTGTCTACTATTTGAATACTTAAATAAATTTGGTTTTCCAGGCCAAACTTTATTAATCTGAGCCACTACATTCATACCATTAAGAAGTCTTCTCATTTCCATAGCTTCAGGAGTATTCTTTCCGCTAAGACTCCAAGATGATCCACTGTGAGTTAAACTTGCTTGCCCATAGTCTGCATTCGGATTCAATTTAACTTCAATCTTCAATTTTGCGCCAGTCGCTGGTTGCGTTACAGTTGAACTATTATATTTTGGAACCCATAGTTCAAGATCTGCAGCAGTTGAATCCGCACCAGCTGGAGAAAATCCCACAGGAATCATTCCAATATCTCTATATTGATTGTATAATTTACCCTCGTAAGCAAATCCCAAGTTTAAATTTTTACCTGCCCCAGACGATGCCCAATCTTCATAGTCTGGATCTGCACCATATAGTCCAGCTGGATCTTGGTAAACTGCCATAAAAAAAGAGGCTTTTGCCTCTATTTATTTCAATCAGTCCATTGATCTATGTCTTTTTTATTAAATCCAAAAGGAGATTCTTTATCTTCTTCTGTTTTAATCTTTAGTGCAACACCACCGACTGCTTCCATTACTTTGATGATGTCTTCTGGTTTTGCATCTTCACCAAGTTCTTTGGCGACATACCAATACTTAGGCCAGAATGTTTCACCTGCCTTTTGATAATCCTCTAATGTAAGTAATTTCATTTACCAACTCCATAATCAGGTGCTTCTGATTCTAACTTGCGAATAGTTTCGTGCAGTCTTTTTACTGCTTCAGTAACCTCAGGAGTTTCTTCCCACTCCCAAGTTTCTTCACGTCCTTTTTTATCAGTTTTACTTCGTGACTTTTTACTCATTTCCATCCTCCTTTTAAAACCCACTCATCATGGTATTGATTTCTCCATGAGCTACTAATTCCGTAGGATGGTTGAATTACTTGTTCAATGTACCTACGGTTTTCTCTAGCGATATTTAGACTCTCCGCCTCAAGAGTTTTGACTCGTCCATCAATTTGTGATGACCACCATACTGCACCAGCACCCTGGACTAAGAGAAAGGATACGATTGCAAATGGAACTTTTAAATCCTTCACAGGTCTCCCTCCTTACGATTTTCAGAATAGTGAACATCAAACTCACCACCAGGATAACGTGTTACAAGTTTTTCAACATTCATTTCAATAATCTCATCAAGAGAAATATCTAGTCCCATACATGCCTGCATAACATACCACATAATGTCACCCAATTCACGCTTCAAGTGCCACATATTTTCCTCATTGACAGGTTTTCCTTGAAAAACCATTTTCTTCACAACTTCAGTAAACTCACCTGCCTCAGCACACATGCCTACAGATGCAGTAAGCAATCGCTCGGAATGAAAACCTTGGCCTTCAAGTTCTTGTAAACGATAAATGAATGCTTCATGATCTTTCGATTGTTGAGACGTGACCGCATCGACAAATTTAATATACTTTTGGGTGTCAACATTACTCATAGTTCTGGTTCAAATGGTTTTAGTTGGGACTCGGGGAGAATTTGTTGCATTGGCAACTCTAGGTCAGGCGCAATGGTGACGTAGGGAACATCAACGGTTTGAGGAGGAGTGGGAAGATAAATCTTTTCCCACGTTGCGTCTGGATATAATTGTAGCACGTTCTCTAGGTCTCGTCTAGTTCCGCAACATCGGATTCCACAACATGGACTCGGCTGTGGTATGCGTACAAAATAGTAGTGAGGTGCATCTTGCCCCACAAGCGAGTTGGATTGTTCTTTACTTAATTCACTCATTTTTCTCTAAAAAACATTACATGGTTTAGTCTGTATTCATCTTTGAAAAAATAATCATTGCGAATATTCATACCATGAAGAAATTTTTTTGCATCGAAGAAAACACATTTATTGTATTGTGGTTGAAGGGACTTGATCAATTCATAACTTGTTTTAGGTCTCCACGGAGCATTGTGCTCATTTACACCTCTTCTCTTGTCTGTTCCCAATCCTTCATATAAATTTGTTCCACAATCTTCCTCATGATTCAAATACACGATTGCAGTGTAACCCATATCTAAATGTGGCCACCAATAATTATTTTTATAATCATTAAATGGATTATCAAAAAACTTACCTACGTTTGTATTGAATGTATAACTGAGTGGAGGTTGATTACAAATTTTTGATAGAAAATCATAAAGATGATCAATCATACCATTGTCAATATGGTGACGTTTATCTTCAAAGTGAATACCATTATAAGAATTTGGAGTGCCTTCTTTATGATAAGAACACTCCGTGTTATTGATAAACGAAACAATTTTATCAGGATTCTGATAAAAGTCATCCATATGATAAATTGTGGAATCCCGAAAAGATTCTTCTATTATTTGAAGTTTGGGATTCAATTCAAACATTAGAATTGAAGACCACTAAATTTATTTATAGCCTCTTCATTATTATACTCTTCATCTCGTCCCTTGTCAACGATATTCTGCTCACTCTGCTCACAATCATACAAACGCATCTTAGAGCGGTCAATTCCAAGAATGAAACGTTTAGAAATTGAAAGATCGTTGTATCGATTCTTCAACTGCTTTACCATAATTTGTCCGAGTTCTGCCAACTCATCTGTGCTAATAAGGGCAAACATAAGATCAGCAGTAGCAGGGAGACCAAAGGACTCAGAAGTGTCAGTAAGGTCAACATCAGAGCTAGCATAACCAGAACGAGTGGTCTGCGTGGCAGAAACGATAGGGACGTTTGCTTCAACAGCCAATCCTCTAAGTTCTTCTGCAATA